AAATATCTCTTAACTGCCGACCTTTGCACCGTTTTGGAATCCTGTTGTTTCGCCTGCTTCAACATAGCCGTCATACATCAGATTTTGAGGGCTTTTACCGCCCATCGTAAGCACTTGTCCATTTTCAGGCGCGTAGGCTGTCTGCGGTGCTGTTTGTGGCTGTTGTACGGTTTGATGCTCGTCCTTGTATGGGTTAAACGGCAAGCCATTTTTGACGTAGTCTTTGCACATGACTTTTGTGATTTCTTTCAGCGGTGTGCCCTGGCTTGAGTAACAGGTACATCCGCTTTTGCCGCCATCGACACAGCCAACAGGGTATTCAAATGTTTTGACTTGGCGGACGCCGTTGTAGATGGGTTTGCTTTCGGGTTTTTCGACGAGTGTAGGTACAAAATCTTCAGGTTTGAGATTTTGCCCTATATCGGCAGTCGCAGGACTAGTTTTTGGTTCTACGCCATCTACATCGGATGCGGCTATTGTTGACGTTGTTTGCTGTTCATCCGCGCTAAATCGTTTGCTCATGTTGTTTATCGTGTAAAGCGTGAAGCCTATTAAAAGGGGAATAAACAGGACAACGAATATCAGGCTTTTGGGAATGCGACGTTTCGGCTTAGTATGCACTTCAGCAGACTTGTACATACCAAAGGTCTTTTTAGGCACGACAAACGTCCGCTCAATGGCTTTGGCAATATTTACGCTGCTATCGGGCTGGTCAACGCATTCGTTCCATTCGTAAAGCTTACGTCCCACTGGCTTGATTGAAACGTGCATATGCCTTTGAACGAGCTTTCTTACGAAACTATCAAGATAACTTGGATGTTGAGTAATCAGGACAATATCTAAACCATGATGTCGATGTAATGCCAAAGCTTCTATAAATGGAGGTACTTTTGAAGCTGCTGAACGTGTGCCCATCAGCCTTTGCACTTCGTCTATGATGACGAGCGAGCCATAAGGGAGAAAATCTTGAAATGGCTTTTCTTTAATTTGTTCATCTGTAAGTTCTTCATGTTCTACCTTCAATTCAGGAATGCCGTTGACGAACAATGGACGTTTTTTCTTTACGCCGTCTTTGTCGGTAAAGTGGGTTTAGCTTTCGTCTGTCATCAGCATATTAACAACAGATGCAGTTTTTCCGCTACCCGGTACGCCAGTTTGTAAAATAATCATTTAGCTTTTCCCCCTGGAATAAATGACAGTTTGCTAATACTTTGCATGGCAACGTTAAATGCAAATGCACCGAATATCAGACCTAATGCATGGCCGAAACCTGCCATCATGACAATTTGAAGTATGTCTGATGGCATTGAGTTGAACTGATTTTTTACGTAGTCTTTTATAAAACCTAATCCAACTGTAAAACCCGTATAAGTTACAAAACTAATACCAAGGGCAATAAATACTTTTGCAACAATATAAGTTAATAGCCTTTGTAATATGGCGAAAAACGCAGCTTTCATGCTTTAGTCCTTTCTACTTGAAAACATGATATATGCTGCTGCTACCGCAGCGATACCAATCACAAGGAATCGGATCATTTCGGCAAAATTACAAATCATGTCATATTTAAATTCCATGGTTATGCCCAAATAGGTTGCAGTTCTTGGAGCAGGGCAAACACCATTATCGGGTAGGAAGAAATCAGGGCTAAATGTTGTATCGTTATTTGTATGAGGAATTTTGAAAGGTTCTTCTTGTTCCTCTACATCGCCTTTTTCTGAACAAGCTAATATGTCAGGGAAAATATTACATAGTAACCATTTTGATTCTTCTTTCTTATCATCTTTTTTATCTTCTTTTCTTTTATCTTTATCAGATGGATCATCATCGGGATCAGGTTTATCATCCGGACGTTTATCAGGCTTGTCATCTGAATCGGGTTTATCATCAGGTTTTTTATCGGGCTTTCCATCAGGATTAGGCGCAGGATCTGGATCAGGCTTTGTATTGGGTGCTTCAGATCCGCCCGGTGTCAAATCAGGACGCTGTGTTGTTGCAACATTTGCCGTTGTATTACCATTTGAATCTTTGCCGAAAGTAATGGTAATTTGCACCGGCTTGCCATTTTCGGGAGTGACAGGGCCAATGGTTACAACAGTACCGGCAGGGACTGATACTTTTTCGTTGTAGCCTGGTCTGCCTGATCCTTCGATAAAAGGGGTAGGATTACTATCAATAGTAGAAGTAGCAATTTCTAAAAACTTATCGGGCGTTAGTTCTTCAGAATAATTTTTTATAAATCTATATGCAATTAATAAGGTTTTGATACGGCAACTAACCCCCCAACCATTCCAAAAACAATTTGGAGATACACTAGAATAATTATCAGATTTATAATAGGCATCCATTAATTCTTTATGGAGTTTTTCGTAATCTGACTGAACTTGCATTGTCAGTAGGGTTTCAGCATCTTTTGCTGATTGTCCCCCCTTTGAAAGAGCAAGCATTACAGAAGAATCTACGCCAACACAGGAATAGTAACCGGGTTGGCTCATAAATTTATCCATACATAGAGCGTTATCATAGACTTTAAGGTATGCATCGGCATTTTCAGAATAATGATAACTGGCTGATTCTAAAGTGGGGTTTACGACTTGATAGGCATCATAAGCATATGATGCAGCACCAACGTAGGGTAGACCTTTTAAAGCAAGTTTTGCACCTGCTTTTACCAGGCGATATGCGCCTTGAAGAACGACTTTACGGGATACTTTGGCTTCAAAAGTTACAGGTACAGTTGAAGTAGATCTAAATCCTGTTGATACATCCCTTACATGTAAACTTTTATCAAATCTAGCTTGATATTCCTGCTCTATACCTCCGCCTATTACTTTCCATGCTCTAAAGCCATTTTCATTAAATTCCTTAGTTAACGGATAACTTAGCTTACCGTTTCTAACCTGTAAATCTGTAGCATAAGAATTAAAGCTGAATACAAACAGAAAAATTATTATTAAACCCCGTAACATTTATTTCGCCATTTCCTATACTGAAAACTGAATCATCTTTAAATAGAATTTCAAAACAGGATTTCTCAAAAACAATTCTATTATAAAAATTCATACACTTATTTATTGAGAATTTTTTTAAATATTCAGTTTCTTTTAAAAATAAATAAAACACATAAGATAAAGGTTTTTCTAAATAGAATTTAGATAATTCATCCAATTCAAATTCAGAGATATAGAAAAAATCTTTTTCACTTCTGATAAACATAATACTAACTTTCGTAATGGTTGCTGAAAGTTAGATTATATCGCTTCTTCATTAAAACGAACCATAACCACTAGCTATCATGTCTTCAACCGTACTATCTTCGGGCATAAGACCGGCATCAATCAGAAAAATTAAATAATCCTGATGTTGGTCATAACCATCTGACCAAACCCTATCCATATAATCTTCGTGCGTTTCATGATCAGAGTCAGGCTCCATAAAATCACCGAAGCCATAATCTGCTCCACCATAACTAGCCCCTTGTTCATACTCAAAATCATCGTCCATATCACTACCTATCACTACCTATTTAAAAATCATCCAGCCCACCACGACCGGAACAAACACACCAAGATAAAAATAAAAATCCATCATAGTGCTACCTCAATTTCTGCCATATCAACCTGATACCCCAAACCGCTGCCATGATGGCAACTACTGACCAGCCTATATAGGATCCGTCCTTCATGCTGTCTATCGGGTTACACTCAGGCAATTCAGCTTTTAAAATCTGTTCCCCATATTTCCAGCCAAACTTAGTAAAATTGAGCTGATACAACTTTCCATCATCGCCAATTTTTGGAGGCACTAAACTGAAATAGACGTTTTCGGCATCCTGACGGGTTGCGTAACAATTATTTCCGACTTGGTAGCCCATTTTTTAAATTCTCATGTCAATTAGTATTCAGACGACCTTTAAGGGGTCGTCTGAAATATGCTTCAAATTAACGCAATACGCGGCGGATCAGATGGATAGCGAAGATTGAAGCGATAATACCCAGTACGATGGCCGCAACGGATAACGCATCAGTTTTGGCAGTAGCAAGGTCGGTTTTAACGCTTTCAGGTACTTCGGCCCATGCTTGAGTAGCGAAAGCCAGAGGAGCTGCGGCAACAACGGCCAGTTTTGCGCCGTATTTACGGCAAGTGTTCATCAATTTCATGATGTTTTCCTTAACGAAATGTTTAAAAAAATGTGTTTGCGGGCTATGTGAAGGTTTTAGAGACCGCCCGCCGAGCCTCTTAAACTTAATCTTCTTTTGTATAAAAACTGAAAATTAAAAATTCTCCGCCAATTTCTTCAATCGCCGAACTGAAAGCGTCTTCATAACTTTCATATTGACCGGCAGATTTAATGTTTGGCGTAAAGCCAATATCGCCGAATGGATCGGGATAGATGAATTCATGATTTTCGAGTTCTTGAACAATAAATTTTTGCTGATACTTACTCATGATTCAGCCTTTCTTAGGCTTTGGGCGTTGCGCCTTTAACTTGGAAATCAAGCAATTTAGGAACAAGGCCTTTACCTGTTGATTCCATTGCTACGGTTACATCAACCGCGCATGGGAATTTAAGATTTTTCAGCTTTTCGAAATTATGGCTATCGCCAAATTTCATGCTTGCCGCGGTAAAGCCCACAGCATTTCCGTTTGACGGCATGGGGCTGGCTACCAAAACAGTGCAAGAATCGATTTTGTTACCGTCAATTTCGCCTTTGAATTGTTTTGCTCCCAACAGGGTTGCTGAATACGTGGTTACTTGGCTTTGCTCAAACATTTTGAATTTCCTTTACTTGTTTAAAAAATTTGAAATAATTTTCTCTTCGAGTTCGATTTCTCGAATGTGTTGTTTTTCCCTGTCTTGTGGGAATGCGGTTTCTTTCTCATCAAGCAAATCATCAAGTAATGTTTGCATGTTCAAATCATCAATTGCTTTTTGCTCTTCGTGTATATACTGAATCTTTTGTGTCTGATCTCTACAGTCGTATTGTTCAGGTTGTAAACCTTTGGGATAACCTTCAATGCCATTTACAAGTTCATCGACAATTTTTGTATCATCCCAGCCTATATCGCGGAGGAAATTAACCATCTTTCCAACCTGATTACGCGCATGGAACAGTTTATGATCGAAAGATAGATTTACTGTTTCTGTCTTGGCATCCATCCGCTTGGATTCTGTTTTGAATATCGCCGTACATATCGGATAAGCACCACCAAGATACGAACCGGGATAAATCAAAACATCTAAGGGTATTTCTATATCGCCTGCCCGAAATTCAGTTTCAAACCTGACCCATGGACTGTTGACATCGCCGAATTGTTTTCCTTTCTCATAAACACGGGTAAATTTGGAATTTCCGCGTTTGCCTACATAAAAGGTTTTGCCGCTACCATCATCATTACGCCATGCAGTACCGCGGCATTCGCTTTTTGGCCTCATGTTATGAACGTCAAAATGACCGTTATCATGATCAAGTAATGCCTGATCGGGTGTGTATTCGCCGTTAAAGAAATCATGGGCGACGTCAACACGGGTAATTTTTGGACGTATGCACTTACTTAAAAACTCATACAGTCGGTTTTCCCAACCGGGTATAGCAGCCTGACAACCTGTACCATTCAATTCAACCAGCATTGTTTCTCGCTGACCGCCATAATGAACCTTGCCATATTCGACGTTATCCGGGCCAAGTTGGTAACAGCTTTTATAGAAAAACTTTCCTTTGAACGGTAGTTTTTGGGTAATGCCAAAACCTAAAATTTCTTCTAACAGCTCGCTATACTTCACAACAAATTCTGTATCTGAAACCAATCCTTTACCTGTTACTTTGGGCAAACTGTCTTCGTGAATCGTGAAAGTGATTTGGTCAATAAATGCGCCGTCATCCCTTCCACGTCTTAACGGTATTTCGATGAATTTGCCTTTTCCATCCGATACAAAATGGCTGAAATATTCAAACTCAAAGTCTTGGTTATCCGATTTTTCCGTACCCTTCGGATTAGAGGTTTTATTTTGCTCCCCCCCTATTAGCCTAGGGGGGCAGCCTTCGGCGGTTGTCGCAGCCTTGGCGTCCGCTGACGCGTCCACCATATCCGCGACCACCGCCACGGCTTTATCTTCCAAGGCTTTCACGGTTGCATTCCTTATCCATCAGTTCTTTTACAAACAATCTGCCGCATTCATACGCTTCGTTTTCGGTTTTTTGTTTCAAAGTCGGATTGCGGATAGGGAAACAAACTGTTTTGATGCATTGGGATTCGTTGTCTTTATCCCTGAACACTTTCAAGATGTATGCTTTCGGGAAAGATAAGGGTTCGGGATTGACGGTATAGAAAATAAACAT